GTCGCTCTTCTTGAACATTCTAAGGAAACCGTTTAAAACCGGCTTCTGCCAGTACTGCAGCGTCGCAGGCTCTTCAGATATTGTTCTGAGAGAGAGCGCCGTTTTCGGTACTAGCACAACTTTAGACGTTCTATCAAAGGATCGACAAGCATCAGGACCAAACCAAGAATTCCACTCTGGGCATAGTAAGAAAAGCTCATCCCAACCGAGATGAGCCATCTTTTTATCCAGAGAGGAACCAGCATCCGCAGTGCTTCCTGGTCCATGATCAGGAAAACCAGACGGATGAAAGTCCACACACCATTCCGAAAGAATGATGCGCAGTTTCGAGAGTATACCATCATCCAGCGTTAATTGACTTAATCGTCTTTCTGACGATAAGTAGTCTTCGATGGCTGATGTCTCTAAACCTACGGCATTGATTGGCATTTTGTTTAAGAATGTCAAGAAATGGTGGATAACTTGGTAGATCGCTACGGATCTAGTGATGGAAAACTCTATCACTGCTGGTGTTAGTGCACTAAACGGCTCTAACGCCAGGAACTCTGAGACGAACTCATGAAGGGTAGAGGGATCTTCGGATCTCCTCCACAATTCACACGCCCTCTTGAGTGACTTCATTAAGACCTGTACATCTACATTACGATGGCAGAATCTCAATAGGTCAGCTCTAAAGCGCGAGGAGTCAACTCCGTAATCATCAAGAAGATCGGATGTACTCAAAATCCAAACCACTACGCCATCCCAAATGGATTGACGCTGTGTCTTGGTCAGAGGAACCGATCCGATGGACCACTGACCTAGTTGAATTTTCACTAGGCTATGGGCCAGGGTAGAGTCAAATTTGGACATCATACCTTTTCCTTTCTACTCTTCTATCCCCTTAGTGAGATGGAAGAGGTTATCTCATTCGTAGTAGGATAGTTACTGAAGAGCTAATGCTCCTCTCAGTAATTTACCAATACGAGCAGATGTAACGTCCGTACCAGCGCCATATAATGCGCCGATATGATGCTTAATAAGCATATTAACGTCATCTGCAGTAAGATAATCAGAGGCAGGTACGGTGACTGTTAGTCTTGAACTTATCGGAAAATCCATACGAAATGTTGGATCTGCTGAATTAGTTAAAGACGCTACAGACTCCCAATTGACCAACACCTTGATACCTGCTCTTGATGGGCTTTTATAAGCCGGATCAATAGCAGTCGAGTTTGCGTAGATATCCTTTACGCTTCTACGACCAAAAGTCAACTTCTCAACACGACCGAGCGGAGATGTGAGATTACTCTCAACAATTTCGTCAGGTGCTTGGGAAGTTACAACGTAAGATGCGGGAGTGATTGTATCAACTCCAACATTTTTAGTAACGATCGTAGCGGGGTCGTAACCCCAAGTGAATGAATAAGCCATAATATGGCTCCTTTCTGCGTTTTAAACACGCGTCATCTTAGATTCTTTGAATGATAAGAGATGCCCCTTCCACCCAGTGGCCTAAAAGGTTTTCTGGATGGAAGTCTACTGAGAGAGGCATAGGTTCGAATGCAAATTCGACCCATCGCCTATAGTGTGTGTAGCTGACAAGGCCACACGCACCGGGGAGAGACCCCAGGATCTGCTGATTATCTACAGGTCCTGTAGTTATCTTTGTGGACTTCATAATACTCTTAGCTTGATAGTAACGCATGTATACGTTAGCATCAATGTCCTCTAAGAGATCACCTATACCCACAACCCAATCCGCAACAAAGGAATAAGGGATAAGATCCCACATGTTTCCTAATGACGGATATAGGTCCCAGTCGTAGAGTCCTTTGATACCAGCTAACAGGGGATCATTAGATGATCCAACCTTGGCGGTATAGTGGAACTCAGCACTGAGGGGTACGCGCCCTGGAAGTGTAACCGAAGAGGCGGACAACAACTTTTTAGTGTCCGTCATACCGGCTTTACAATTCTGGCGCAGTCGCTCAAGCGCTTCTCCTATAGCTCCGGCATCAGATATAGTTAACTGATATCCGTACTTATTACCCAAGTACTGGGAGGAAGCTTCCTTCCAGCCAGCTTTGGTCTTAAGATTGATCTTAGGAATTCGCTTGAAACCTTCTAACACACTAGTCAGATCAACTCGAAGATTACGAAGATCGTTAATCATAGCGATCATATTGCAATCAACGTATTGGGCTGATAGTATAGCTTTCTGACATAACTCAGGCCATACGTTGGACTCCTGTACGTACTTGTTAAAAGTATCGTTAAGGGTCATTGTAAAGGCAGGATTAATGCCAAGAATAGAAGACAGAGCAGGTGATGCTCCTTGATATGCTAACCAATCCAAAGGTTTCGTACATGCGCGAGCGCCGGGGATTTCCTCAACTTGAGAAACTCGCCCATCACTATACGTAGTGTAGTCACCTGGATTAGACTCTAAAAGATAGGCGCACGAATGCGCAATATCTAGAGTAATTCGGGTCCTTGAGTGCCTTCGGGATTTAACCCAGGTCTTACCTTTTGGATCCAAGTAATATCCTTCTCCGGATACTTCTATGTCTATCACATAACCATGTGACGACCAAGAAAGTGCCCAGTTGGAATATCCTGACCAGCCGCCGTGTTCTTTTGTGTCTTCAGTCCCACCAAGGACTGCTGACCCAAAAGACCCGTCTACGATCAGTGCACCAGAGTAAGTACTCTTGGTGCTAGGATATGACCGCTTATAACCTGTTATCGATATACCTCTACCAGTTAAACTGGCGAGAGGCCACGGTTTGACAAGTTCATAAGACATGTCGGTCCCGATCATGACTAATTCCCCATCAAGGTCCACATGGTTGACAAATTTGTTTCCAAATTCATCGACTATAGGGCCCTGATCGAGAAAACCAAGATCTACTGGAGGGTTCGTATGTGTTGAATTGAATGAAGATAAGGGTCCTATTAGAATAGGGACACCTAATTCACTAATCCTCATACTTACAAACTCATCCCCAGCTTTAGGGGAAATGACTTTAATCATTTGATAAGGTCCTCCTTTCTCAGTAGAATTAGAAAGATGCAAGGGAATTTTCCCTATACTGATCTCATCCGAG